CGTGGACAATCTTGATTTTTTATGTAAATCAAGAATCTTGTTTATTTCTTTTGCTTTGTTAACATCGTTTGACTCTACCCATCCAATTAGTGTTGCAGGTTTTCCTGTAACTGGGGAATCGTATGATGATTCTGTTGAAATAAATACTGAGTCTGAGTCTGCACAATAAAAAATGTTTTCTGCTTTAACTTCAGTTGCTATTCCTTTAAATATTAGTTCGCCGTTCATCTTAGAGATAGAAAGGATGTTGCATAGTTCGTTTGCTGGAGAGTCGACAATTGAAAGTTCCATCAAAGAATAGTCCTTGATAAATCTTACAGTCTTACCAGTTGCTTTGTTAACTTCGTTGTCTGATTCAATAATCTTTCCGCCAATTGAGAATCCTGTTAGAGTTCCGTCTAGAACTTTTTCCCAAGTATCCTGAGCGCCCTTAGAAACATATGCGTCAACATATACTCCGTTATAAAATTCTTGTGCCTTTGCATCGTAGTATGTTTCTGGTTTAAAAGAAATCATTTTGCCTACTGCATTTGATCCGTGCATTTCACGAATGTTTCCACGGAAATTTTCAAAAGCTTTTACGCTTGCTTCCATAGTAACAACGTCACCAGTTTGATCAACGTTGTCTAATGTCGCAAAACCTGAGACAGTACGCTTTTCACGGTTGACTTTTGTAAATGGGACCGATAAAACTATCTGATCGCCACTAGAAGACCATAGGGATTTTTCAATGTTCATATGCTTAATTTTATATCGTTATTGACTATAACGCAAATAATGGTTGAGCAGGGTCAGTCGACTTGTCTTCCGTCTCCTTGAGCATTTCTTCCCTCTCCAGAAATATCTGGGGAATTTGCAGATCTTTCAGAATCTCTAGTTCTGGTTTTACCTGCTTGTGCTCTTATTTCTGCCTGTGCCTGTGGTTTTAATTCTACAACTTTATCCCCACCATCAATTGGGACCATGCCCATTCTAATTCTTATTTCATTGGGAGTCACTACCTGCATCCTTAAATATCTCTCATCAATTTTAGATTGAGTATCTTCATCGGTCAAAGTAAGCTCATTAAACTTAAGAATTAAAGCATCTGTCATTTCTTCAATAATTTTATTTAATTTTTTTTCTAAATTCATCTGGGCTGGACGGCATACTTGCTCTCTAAATGTTTTATCAGCATCTCTGGCTACCGCTAGATTTACTCCTTCTGGAGTTCCAATTTTATTAATTGGTACACGGTGAGATAATAGGATTTCATCTCTATTGGATTTGCGATATACGTTAAATGAAGATTCCTGAGTACCTGCCTCAATTGGCTCCATCTTAAATTCAGTCTTAGAATCTGGAGAATCTGGAGGAAGGGGAATATACAAAGATCTGTGATTCTTGCCCCTTAGTCCAACTTGGAAAAACTCAAGTAATTTACGCTCTGACTCTGTAGAAAGCTTTGCTCCCTTTACTGTAATAATATATCTTGGAACCGCTTTATTCTCAAAGTAGTCAAGGTTATACTTACCAGCAAATTCATTTCCTGCCATTGCATTTGATGACGCTACAATATCTGGGATACCGTAGTAGTTATTTGTAGGGGTGTACTTCTTAAGATGAATAATTTCGTTAGGTCTATCTAGTCCGCCTGCAATTGGATTCTCTGTTTCTTGATCTCCAAATGTACGGAAAAATACTGCCTTGCCATAAAGCAATTGAATAAATCCATCACGCAGTCTACGAATTCTCATAGTCTTTGCTGGAATGTGACCGATATATCCAATCTTGCCAGCAGATGTTCTGCCGATTTCAATATAGCCATTTCCTGTTGCTTCAACATCTGTGTATGCCTTAACTAGTGTTTCTGTAAATGTTTCTTCTTCGTTGCATTTTTCAAGCCACTCATATAAATCTTGACGTAATCTATTTAGTTTTCTACGTGCTCTGTCTAATGCTTTTTCATCTGAAATATTATCAAATGCTTCCATTGTTTTTCTTGTCTCAACAAAGTCATGCCCTAGGCCAACAATGTTTGAAACTTTAGCATTAATTGCTGAATAGTTATATGGGGAAATTTCATAAATAGTTGATAAGTAATCTAGGTTATATGGAGGCTCAACAAGGTCAAACATCGCATAGCCAGTGACTGCTTGCTGTAATAGATTCTGTTGTGTTTCTGTTCCATCAATGCCCTGAAATCTTTTTTGTAAATCACGATTCATCTTACGACGAAATGCAGGACTTAATCCTGATATCTTACCTAGGTCTTCTCCGCTTACTTTAAATAAGTCGGTACTTGTTTCTTCTCTTGGAGTATTAAACTTCATCCAGTCCGCCACATTTGAGACTACAATATCTTGAGAGTCGTCATCTTCTACATACTTTGTCATCTTAGTTTACCCAACTTTTTCATTTCGTCTTTGTAGTTTCCAATATCCAAAGGATCTGGAACTAGTCCCCAATCAAGTCTTTGTTTTTGGTGATCAAACTCTTCGTCTGAGATTTTCCGCCTAGCGGAAAGAAACTTAGGCCCGCCTTCATATATGCCGTACGAGCGAACTTCACGAGCCAGAGCATCGATGAGGGATCTATTTCCTTTTTTGGCCGTGACTGAAAGAAAGTTCCCATCGTCATCTCCAATCCATCTGCCATCTGGCATTTCCCAAACATATATGCCTAGGGTTGATTCTTCGTGTAGCATTCTTGTATTCTTTTTAGTGATGTCCATAGAACTTTATTTTACCATTATTTGCTGTCTAAGTCCAGCTTTTTGTCAAGGGGTGTGACAATATTATACGCTTTGTAGCACAATCCAGTCATTATTATATGCAATAATGTTAGATTCTGTCAGGGTGATAGTAGGCTCAGCAATAGAAGAGACAGCTCTTCCTGTATATAGGTCGTAATGAGTATCTACAATTACAGCGGTTAATTCTTTTTCATATGTCGTAATATTCTTATATAGGTTGCTTGGGCCACCAGATGACTCATAATTTAATTGCAATGAACCCGTTACTGGGGTAGTAAATACTATTACCACATGGTGTGGCTGTTCTGCAACCAAATATGAGCTTATATTTGTTAGATTAGTTACATCTACATTGTTTACGTAGATCTTTGATATATTGGCCTTGGAGACCGTTCCAGACCCGTTGTAGGCCAGCCTGGTAGTAGAAGGGTTGGAGGCATAGAATAGGGTGTTAGCGGCCAACGTGAGCGGTGTAAAGAACATCTCTACGGACTTGATAGAGGACAATGTATTAATATTAAATCCTGCGGCATTTTTAGCTCTAATCCCATTTGTATAATTTCTAGAAAGAATAGGATAATTCAATGACCCAAGGGAGTACTCCGTGCTTGAGGTTATTTTATCTCCAAAATTATCTGCAAAGATATCTTTATTTGAATAGAATGCAATGCAGAAAAATGATAGGTATGGCTTATATTTGCTAGCATCGGTTGTGCTCATGGTAATTCTAATATATAGGTTTCCGCTTGTATTAAAGCCATCTTTTGTATATTGAGGTATAGGGCTTCCATTTTCACACTGAACATAAGTTGTTCCATCAATACTAGACTCAACTATAACTCCAAGGTCATTTCGCCATTCAACTTTAGAAGTTACAAGTCCTAGCTCCAGAGGAATGGATATATAATCATTTATAACAAATGTTTTCGCCTGTACGGTATCTGTTTCAAAAAATCCAATTTGCTGATCTACCAAGTCATAGTACGTATTATCGTCTAGCCAGTATGCCCATGCTTTATTTACTGGATATGAATAGTCAAACATAGGTTTTAAATTTGCATCTGATCCACTATATAAAATTCCATTATCTGGATAAGCAATTTGAATTGCTGAAGAAGTAACATTCCCATCTGTAAAATGGCTAAATATTTTTTTATTAGATAGTGCGTATCTATAAACTGCTGGAGCGTCTACAATAAAAGAATCTCCAGAAACCGTTGTAGGACCTATTTGCAAATTCAATGAAGAATTTGTAAACTTAAATTTATTTAATGATTTTGAGTCTACTGAAATCCCATCTATGTATAATTCAATTGCTTCTCCAGTATATATTCCCACAAGGTGTGCCGTTTTTTTAGAATAAGACACTGGGGCAATTACATATTCTGTAGCCGAAACTTTAAAAGATATATGACCATTATCCCAGAATAAACCTATGTTGTTTGTTGTATCGCCAAATAGTCTTACTACTGAAGAGGACTCTATTGATTGATTAATCCATACCTCTATTGTGAAATCATTGTCTGATGTATATTTAGTTCCAAATGACGCTCCTACTGTTTTAGAATAGTAGTCTTTTGTAATAGGAACTGTAATATATCCTGTGTTAGTAATTAGTGTTCCTGATTGCCCGCCTGAAACTAATGGTAAAATATTTGATGCTGGAGAACCTACATATGTAGCATTATTTCCACATCCAGACCTATCTGCAGCAATAGTCCCAGAAGATTCGTCCAATGGCCAGAAACCTATTGGATAATCTTTAATCGCTTTTAATTGATATGACATATTTATATTATACCCTAATAGTATAAAGTCCTCCAAGCGGTAGCTTGAAGGACCAATACATTTTATTTAAGATTATTCTTCTTCTGCAATAACTTCTTCTAGTATGACTCCAGAGATAGACTCTCTAGCACCAGAATTAAGTTCTTCAACCATTACCTCTGCCCATTCGGTAGCTGACTCTTCGCTTTCCCATGGACCAGTAGCATCTAAAACTTCCCCGTCTTTAGAAATTTCGCAGATTAAATCTTCTGTTACTTCAAATGAATATGCTTTTGCCATTATTTATCTCCTTAGATCGCTGCCGCTAGAAGTCTTGTTACTAGAGGCGTTCTGTAATATCCTAGTGCATAGTTTGTTGCAATTTCTTGTAGGATCCAGTTGTTTCCTGTTACTGTAATTCCTGCTGGGTTACCAACTTTTCTGGTGTATGATAGTAGCGTTGTCATTGTTCCGCTATAGAAGTTATATGCAAGAAGATGTACTGTAGTTCCAGACATTCCAATCATATAAACTCCACCCTTTTCTGCGCCCATCCAATAAAGTTGCTGAACTCCTGCTGTCAATGTTGGTCCAGCTGCAACTGCCGTCCAAGTTGCACCATCTGTTGAGAATGACCATAAAAATGTTACTGCTGCAGCATCAGATCCGTATATAAAAACAAATCTTTTTACTGGCTCTAACCATCTAACAAGAGCTGGGCCAGCCAGTGCTGTATTAACGTTTACGTTTACCCAAGATGCTGCTAGTGATATGTCTCCATCTCTTCCAGAGAATCCTAGTCCAGCATTTAATACTGTACCAGTTGATGAAGCAATAACCCACTTGAAATTTGCATAAGCAATGTTTCTTGGAATAATTGTTGTTGATGCAATTACACCAGTCCATGTTGTTAAATCTGTACTAAATCGAACCATGTTGGCATCATTTGTTACGTTTGTAACTACAACATATGTACCCAAACCAGTTCCTGGATTAATACCATATTCAATATCTAGAACGTTATATGTTGTAGATGCTAGGTTAAATGATAGAGTCCATGTTGTTCCGCTATCTACTGAGTAATACAGTCTTCCAGCAAAAGTTCCAATAAACAATATGTTATTAACATTTTTGACGAAAATATAATCGTCTACAATATTTGTTAAATTTACTGTAAGTGGTCCTGGTGATATTGTCCACGTTAGACCGTCATCAAATGATCTTGCATATACTGGAGTGCCTTGAACGGTAGATGGGTTCCAAATCTTATGTAGTACCCCTGCTCCGTCTGTAGCCATTCTGTAGAATGAGTTAGTTCCCATTACAACTTCAGTAATTGATGCTAGTGGTGTTAGTAGTGACTGTGACCATACTGTTGCTGTAGTATCAGAAGATACGTTGATTGAACCAGCTGTATTCATCTTCACCAGTACGCCAGCTCCATTTGTTGCAATGAATGTCTGTGTAGGTGTTGTAAGGGCTGGGGTTGCTGAAATTGTTCCAGATGTAGTTACAGATACGAACTGTGTAGTTCCGTCTGTTGTATAAATTCCTGTTGCACCACCAATAGTTGCTACAAAACGTGTGCCGTTCCATACCAAGTTGTTTGTGTTAAGTGCTACTTGAACACCATACTGACCCCATGTGATACCGTCAGCACTGAAACCTTGCTTTGAGGCTCCTACTGCTACCCAGCGACCATTTGCAAATTTAATATCATAAATTGCTGTTGATGCAAATGATGAAGTTCTTGCTACCCATGTCGAACCATCTGTCGAAGTTGAAAGAAGTCCGTTATTTGATACAGCGATAAAAGTACTGTTTCCAAATGATACTGCGTTGGCTTGCGTTGTTGAAAATCCTAGATCAACCTTTGTCCATGTAACGCCATTGTCTGTTGAACGTGCAGCATAGTGAGTGGATGCGCCTGAATCAAGACCCACTACAACCCATACGTTGCTACCAAAGGTTACCTGACCAAGTGAGCCCTGGCCTCTTCCTGTAAATGTTCCTAGTGTTCTTTCTGTCCATGTAACTAGATCTGGTGATGTATAAAGATAACCAAATCTTGTAATACCGACCCAAATTCCATTTGCATACCTTAAATCTGTAAAGTAGTCTGCCCGAAGGGTTGGACCAGCCTTGTAAAGTTGTTTAATTGGTAAATTATTTTGAATGGCTGTCCAAGTTACACCATTATCTGCAGAAGAATAAAGTCTTCCTAGGGTTGAACTAGCAATAACAAACTTGTTGTCGCCATATACCGTTGTTGGCTGCAAAGCAAGAGTAGATATAGGTACGTTTGCACCATTATAATCTACAACATTTTCTGGTCTCTTAACAGTAAAGATATCTTCTACCCTCTGTGGTTTTACTCTGGTTAGTGCCATTTATTTATCCTCCGTTTTCAAGCCTAAATCAAGGCGTGATTTCTGAACCGAATACGGTCATTGAAAAGTCTGCTGTTGGTGCAATAAGAACTATTTTATCGCCAGCTGCAAGTGTGATACCGTATGTAAAAGCAATTGAATCTTTTGCTGGTAGCACTGCGTCAAATACTAAGTAGTGTTGTGCTGAAAGTGTTGCTCCCGAAGGAAGTACTGCTAGTCTATAAGTTAAATCTGTTGTAGTGCTTCTATTGCAAATACTTACTGTAGAAACAATAGCATTGCCTCCAGTTGGAACGGTATAACCGTGTACTGCTGTATTTGCTACTGAAACAGACTGTCCTAATACTTTATATGTTGTTGCCATTTATTTCTCCTTATGCTCCTATTAACATCAATGGGTTAACAGTAACTCCTGCTGCCGCATTTGAAATTGTATTTACTGCTGTTGTTTGAGCTGCTGTAATAGCGGTGATTGCGCTAGATTGTGCTGTTGTAATTGCGCCAGTTGCCGTTGTCTGTGCGCTTGACACTGCTGTTGTTGCCGTTGTCTGTGCACTTGACACCGCTGTTGTTGCAGTTGTCTGTGCTGTAGATATAGTAGTAACTCCATCTGCTGTTACTGCTGCAATGTCGTCAATTCCAAGCAATGTTCCAAGTTCATTTAATGCTTTCGCAATGTAAATAAGATCCTTAGCTGTCATTTGCCCAGAAGCATACAGGGCTGTCAGCTCTGTTTTAAACCCATCTATCTGGGTATTTAAACTTGTGTAATCTGGCACTTATATCACCCTTTCATAGTATATCATTATTTAATATAGTATACCATTATTTTATTTATGCTCCAAGTAGCAAACTTAGAGGGTCGAAGGCGGCATATTCTTTTGTTACCACACTTCGGCTTGGTCCAAGTATATCAATACCTAGTTCCAAATCTTCGATTCTTTCCATGGCAGAAATAAAGTCAGCATTTGTATCTAAGTCTAAATTAACATCTTCCACCACAATTTGACCCCAAGAAATGGTAGAACCGTTTGTAGTTAAATACTTTCCTGAATTTCCAGTTTTAGATGGCAGGATACTTACTGATCCTCCCAATGATGTTGCCTGTCCTTCAACCGTAATTGAGCTGTTGGTCAGGGCAGAGTTAGGGATATTTGTTAAATTGGCTCCAGATGTACCTACTGGCAGGGTTACCGTTCCAGTAAAAGTCGGACTATTTAGAGGAGATTTTGCATTAAGCGCTGTCTGCGTAGCAGATGAAATTGGCTTATCAGTATCTGATGTATTATTTACGTTACCTAGGCCAACCATTGTAGAAGTAATTCCTGCAACGGTTCCAGTAAATGTCGGTGAAGCCAGTGGTGCCTTTAAATTTAAAGCTGTCTGGGTCGCAGAAGAAATTGGCTTATTGGCATCTGTTGTATTATCAACATTTGCCAGCCCCACCATAGACTTATCAATTCCACTTACTGTACCAGTAAATGTAGGTGATGCAATTGGCGCTTTAGCTGATAAATCTGAAACTAAATTACTAATCTTAGACTGCTCAATAGCTGCCGTTAAAGATATGTTAGAATTTGTAATTGTTTGAGCTGCAATTTTAGAGCTAGTTACGGCAGAATTAGAAATCATTAATTCTGTAATTGTATTATTTGGAAGCACAACTGTTCCAGTGAATGTAGGAGATGCTATAGGTGCCTTTAATGCAATTGAAGTTGTAACTGTACTTGCAAAACTTGGATCATTTGCAAGTGCCGCCGCTAGTTCATTAAGAGTATCTAATGTTCCTGGAGCAGTATTAATTATATTTGTTACAGCTGTTGCTGCTGCGGTGTCTGCATATGTTTTTGTTGCAAGGGCTGCCGTGTCGGCAATTCCATGAACACTTGTTGTAGCAGATGTGTGCGTTGATACAGCAGACTGTCTTGCAATAGTTGTTGCAATCTGTGTGTCTGGAACTTTTGAGCTCGCATCAAGTGATGCAAGTCCGTTTACTGCCCCTTTAAGGCCAGAAATATATGTGGTTAAATAAGATAATGGTACGTTAGCATAATCAGTAATTGAATTCCATGCGGTTCCATTACCTACTTTAAACTTAAGGGTATCTGTTTCAATTCCAAGCTCTCCGTTTAGAAGAATTGGATTAGTATTAAACCAGTTTGAGGCTGTATCTCTACGAATCTGAATTCTGACTGCCATTATGCTGCAAACCCTCCATCTACTATATCTCCGCTAAATGATGATGTTGCTGTTCCGCCGTCCATTATAACTAACGTATCTTGAACATAATTTGCGTAATCAACATATTCAACTCTTTTGGATGTAGTATCATGTGTGTGGTCTAAAATTTCTTTTGGACCAGCTACGTCATACCATATGCTACCATTATATACCTTAACGGTTCTTTCTGTATTATCAAAATACACAGATCCAATTAGAGGAGAGGATGGTGCAGAGCTAAGGCTTTGTATCGAAGTTACTGGACCAGATCCACCAGAAGCGGAAGATGTAAGAATAATTTTATTATCTGCATCGTCATATGTTGCTGAAAGATTTACATGGCTATTATGATTTAATAAAGTCGATACTAGGTCCTGGACTCTTTCTTGAGAAATAGATGTACTTAAGGAGTTTGAAGCATCGTCATATGTAAAAGATATTCCATCATGAGTACCACTTGATATTAGTGATGCTATCGCATCCTGAGCTCTTTCATTTGTAAAATATAAATTAGTAGATCCTTCAGAAAATCTATCTGATGTTGCGCTCTCTAAAGATTTGATTCTATAATCATGAGATGTTGCAACTAAAGAGTTTGTAATGCCAACTTTAGCCTGAAGAGCCTCAATTGCGTCGTTAGCATTTGAATGCTGTAATGCGTGAGATACTAAGGCAATTGAATCATTCGCTTGTGGATTTATAAGCGTATCTAAAGATGTTGGGTAATTAATTGCCATTCAATTTTAAGCCTGTGCTTCCGTCCAGGAAAGTCGGCCAGTTACATCAACGGCTGTGGTACCAATATTTTGCACCACAATTGTAAGAACGTCTGGACCATCTGGATAAATTTGTGTATTTGCTGTGGTTCCACCGCCACCTAAAATTGAATTACCAAGGTCACGAACCTTATCTAATTCAACGCTTGTTGTAGAGCTCACGAAGAATCCACCAGTAGTTTCACCACCAGCGATTGTTGTTGTTCCACCAGAATAATCTGCAATTTGCGCTAGGCTTGAGTTCTGAACTGTTGCATCATTACGTACAGCATTTGTCCATGCTGTTGCTGTTGATGGAACTCCATTAAGTACGGCTGTTACAAGCATGTTTGCGCTTGCGGTTCTTGTACTAACGTCTAGGGCTCTAAGAATAAGCTGCATTCTATTAATAAGCTCTCTTGTTCCAAACGCTCCTGTGATACCAGCATCAATCGATGGGGCAACTCTAATTGAAAAGAGAGCTCTTGATTGACCAGTTGGAATATTAGTTACAGTGTTCTGACCATATGTAAAGAGAAGTGATTTATCGTCATCATATCTTCCGTCCATAATAACAGATGTTCCCCAGTGAGACATTGCTGGAGAAAATGTTGGCCATGCCAATTCAGCGGAAATTGGAGCCAATGGATTATAAGTAAAGCTCTGAGCAGAGGCGGCTCCCATGGAAGGAACAATAACTTGAGGGTTAGCTGTTATAGCTGCTGCTGTTAGCGTTAAAGTATTTCCAGAAATATTTGCAATAAATGTTCCTTCTGGAAAGGCTATGGAAACAACTCTCTGACCAATTTGCAAACCAGTTGTACTTGCAACTGTAGCAATATTAGAACCTGCTGCAATTGAAAGTTGTAATAGATCTTGTCCAGATTGATCTCTTGTCAATCCAGTAAAAGATGTTGCGGTTTTGCTAGAATAATTAATAAACTCATTAACAGTCCCACCCTTAATTTGTATTGTTCCAGAGGAAGGGAATCCATCGGTACTTGCAACATTTATAGATGTGCTATTAGTATCAATGTTTGCAGTAATTTTTGCATTAGCAGGCATTGTTTGTGTTTCATATCTTGCTGGCAGGTTACCTGAGCGCATATATGCTTCTGTATTCATGTTATTATTTTGTTCTTTGTGAATATAAATAACATCACCTTGTGGACCTCTTACGCCCCAACGAATAAATCCAGCGCCATACCAAGAGTAATCTATGTAGAACATCTGCATTTTTGCTAAATTAATACTGTAGCCTGATGGTCCTGTTCCGTCTACCTTGTCTAAATTAAAATCTGATTGCTTTATTTTCTTATCAACTGTTTTTGATACGGTTACATATGAAGCCGTAGCCCCTCTATATGCAGGAGAAATTACCATATCTGTATCATTATTGATATGTGTTACTCTATAAGACTGACCACGAAGAACTATATAGTCTCCTGGAGATAATTGCTTATTAAAATAAGTTTGATAAAGATTTGGATTTGTTTGTACTACAGAAGTTGAACCATTTGTAACAGTTACTCTTCCAGATAGCTGTGCTGTAGAATTTCTTACAACTGCATTGAAGCTTTGTCCGTCATATTCAAAAAATACTCCATTTTGCTGATCAAACATTCCTAGCCTTGATTGTGCACCATACCAGTTACCTACAGATACCGCTGGAAAACCAGATGCAATCGATGCTGTTGGTGCAGATTCTGCAGTGTATGTAAATGTATTAAATCCAGTAATATTTGCAACTGAAAAATTTCCATTATATTGAGTTTCATTACATCCACTAACTGTAATTGATACTCCAGGAAGAATATTATGCTTTTCTTTTGTAGTTACAGTTACAGTTGTTCCGTTTGATACTATGGATTCAATTCCTGCAAAAGGCTTTAGGATCGTACCTGAAGACATTCCGATACCCTTACCAGATTGATATCTAAAGTAACGACGAGTCTGTCTAACTGTTTGCTCATAGTTTCCATCGGCATTTGCAGAGAATAAAACTCCTCCGTCAAAAGCTCTGTGTAAGAATTGTCCTTGAGGTCTGCTGTATAGTACTCCTCCAGAAAGAGTTCCTGTTGGTGCAACCTGTGTGTAAATAACAAACTGAGTTGGGGAAGGAATTGATACAACATAGAAAGATCCATTTGGTGGATTTGAGCTGGCAGTTACTCCAGTTATTGCAACTTCATTTGAAAGCGAAAGTCCATGAGGAATTGTTGTTGTTATTGTAACCTTTGTTCCAGAATATGTAAGTGTCGGAGTTCCACCAATTCCTGCGCCAGTATAAATAGATCCCTGAAATACAAGTGTCTTTGCGGGATCAAACAGCTGGGTTATATTTGTGCTATTAGCGCTTCTTGCTGTATATGTAAAGGCGCTTGTTCCTCCGCCTGACTCAATAATAAAGTTACCATTTGCAAGAGAGATAAATGTGTCTTGAACTGTAATTGAAGTTCCATTTGCTGGAGCAGTTCCAGATGAAAGAGAAATTGTTACTGTTTTAGAAAGAAGTGGCATTGAAATACCAGAAACGTTTGCGATTGGGTTTGAGGTATTGAAAGCAAATGGTCTATTGTTTGTCATAGTCAAGCTTTCCCACTTAGAAGACTGAATACCATACTCAAAGTCGGTATCGATTAGTGCCTGTGGTGTGGTTACTCTAAATTTATTTGTTGGGTCTAGCTGTGCGTCTGCTGGAGTAAATTTTTCTACATACTCATCTACAACAATCTGAAGGTCATCAGTTGATGCCATTGAGAGAGTGTTATATTGAAGAACAATTGTAGTTTTTTGTGTTCCATCTTCATTTGTTGAATTAGTAAAAGATGTTGTCTTTAATGTACTATCTGAAAAATTATAGAGAACCACATTTTTTGTCACATTGGTAATCAATACCAGCTTTTCTTTAGCTATGAATCTTGGGACAACAATAATTCTATTGGCTGGATCGAAGGTATAGCCTGTCTCGTTTATAACTGTTCTAGACATTTTGTTCTCCTAATGTGTAATTGTGGCTACCAGCCACTAGGGTTCTTATTGAATTATACCATAGGGCATTAATTAAGTCTACGATTATATTACTGGAAAAGGTGCTCGTCATATATAGTAGCCTCCCCAATATTGGCTGGAGGAATAAACTCACCAGATTCAGTTTTAGTCCACATTGCTTTAACATCTGGACCAATAATGTCACCAGTTACATCTGAGGCAAATACGGTTGAGTTTGTTCTTAAAACTTTATTTCCTAACATTTCTTCTACAAAGTAAATTAGGGGGGCTTCTACCCAGTTCCCGTCTTCATACTTCTTTGCCATTATAGACTCTGGAATAATAGAGTCATCTAGCATAATAGAGTTCTCTACAAACCCACTTGAATTAACGTAAGCAAAAGCTACTCCGTCTTTTAATTGTACCCAATTTGTCATTTTTTCTCCTTATACATATTCTATTACTTCCCAGCGGCAGGAACCTGTCGCTGTTATTGTTGTTGAGTTAGTTAATGATACACCATGTTCTGCTGAAAATAGGTTTGTTGAGCCACCAGATATACTTCTTGTTCCAATAAAAGATGGAAAACTCCCGCCGCCCATAGCTCCATTTGATGATGCGGCAACAGATCCTCCTGACGGAGTAAGAGTTCCAGACTCATTGCTATTGGTGGCTACGGTTCCATCAAACCCCCTTGAATAAGATCTTACAAAAGTTTTAGATACATCTACAGAAGATATTGTTATACCACCAGCAGAATTAGCCAGCCCTCTTTGTATAGATTTAATTTTAGATTCAGAAATAGGATAAATTTTAATCATTATACATACTCAATAATTTCCCAACGGCAGGAGCCTGTCGCTGTTATTGTTGTTGAGTTTACTATATAGGCTCCGTATTCTTTAACAGAAGCATCTGTGAATCCCCCAGAAAAAGTTCTAGTCCCAGCGTAGTTTGCAAATGTTCCTCCACCAGTTACAGCGTTCCCTCCGCCCCCAGGGCCTGCAACGCTTCCACCAGATGGGCTAAGGGTTCCAGATTCCGATCCGTCTAATCCAATAGCTCCTGCAGATCCAGTAGAAAAAGATTTTATAAAAGATTTAGACACATCTATTGTAGATATTGTTGTATCTCCTGCAGAAGCAGACAGTCCCCTTTGAATTGATTTAATTGGAGACTTAACAGATGGAAATATTGAGGCTGCCATTATATGTACTCAATTACTTCCCAGTTACATGCTCCCGTAACTGTTAATGTTATAGAGTTAACTAGGTAAGCCCCATATCTTGCGGTTACCAAATCACTTGCGCCACCTGTTGCGCTAGACAGAGTTCTTGTTCCAGCATATGTTGGAAAACTACCGTTTGTGTTTAAGTTACCTCCTGGGGCGCCAACTGCGCCTCCACTTGGGGTATATGTTCCTGTTGTGTTTCCAGTTCCAGCTACGGTTCCAGCAGAACCTCTTGCGTATGAATTTACAAACGACTTAGAAACATTTACTGAAGTTATAATTACATCTCCAGCAGATGCAGCAACGCCTCTTTGTATTGATTTAATTGGGGAGGTAATCTCTGGATATAATGTAGATGCCATTATTTATACTCCACAACTTGCCAATAACAAGCTCCGAATGCGTTAATTGTTGTAGAATTAACAAGTTCAATACCTTTAGAACTAGTTGTTAAATTAGTTGTTCCTCCAGAAAAAGTTCTAGTACCAATAAGATTTGGAAAGCTGCCGCCTCCTGGATTAAAAGAAGTTGAATATTGAGCCATATTACCACCACTTGGGGTATATGTACCCGACGTATTGCTATTTGTAGCTATAGATCCATTTGCTCCATTTGAAAATGAATTTACAAAAGATTTAGACGTATCTACTGAAGTTATTGTTATATTTCCAGAAGCTGCGGCCAGCCCTCTTTGAACCGATTTAATTAAAGAAGGTTGATCTGGAAATACAGATAGTGCCATATTAGGATATTTCTACTCCGCTGATGTGAAATGAAACAGTAATTGCGCTGGCACTGCCAGTAATTGTATTACCTGCACTAAGTGCCTGCTTTAAGTCAATGTAGGCTGTTGAGTTTGCTGGAAGTGCTGATGTAGTGTGTAAAGCTGTTCCAGCTATGGCAAGTGTGAATGTAGCAGCAGTTGCTGCTGTATTAGTTACTGCTATATTAGTTACTACTGTTGTAGTTGATGCGGGTACTGTATACAGTGTTGCTGATGTAGTTGCTGATGCTCCCCTAAAGAGAGCCTTTGGTGTTGTAGGCATTATTTACTTCCTTCTTTCATATTAGTATGCTTCCATTATTTGCATAATTAAATTATTATCTACTGGTGTTAAATCCACAACGGCCCATGAAGCCGATGACCCATTTGTTGTTAAATATTTTCCCTGTTGACCTGTTTGAGTCGGCAAGCTTACTGGTGCTGCAGCCCATTTAACTCCAAGCGTTTCGCTTGAATCTGCTGTAAGCAAATAGCCATTTGTTCCAACTGCTAAATTATCTAGTGTTGAAGAAGCGGAACCAACATAAAGATCTCCCTTAGCAGTAATAATAGACTCATCTACCTTACCGTCTAATTGTGTTTGGATTGTTGAAGTAACTCCATCAAGATATCCAATCTCACTTGAATGAATTGTTACCGCAGTAGCAACATTAAAATTAACAAGATCATTAGAAATTGCTACATAACTTGTTGTGTTTCCTGCCCAATGCTGAGGTGTATCAGTGTTATAATATATATATCCTCCGCTGCCTGAAGTTCCTGCAATAAAATAATACGAAGAAACTGGGTATGTGCCAGCATATGGGCCTGAAGATATAGTAATAGAACTTAATGTATCTCCACCTAAATAGCCAGGGATAAGCTTTGCGCCTATATAAGATACTGATTTAATTTTAAAAGTCATTGTGTTAAATTCAACTGATTCTATAGTACCAGACAAATCATTTAAAACATTTACTGTTGTTGTTGGTCCTGCTGCTCTTATTGTTGGATATAGAATTCTTTTATTTTGTAATATTTGAGCAGTGTTAATATCTATAGTATCCTCTAAGTTAATTGATAATACTCCTGGTGTTAATTCAGATAAACCATATCCTGTGGCAACTGCTTTTGAAGCATTAAATGGTACATACGTAATGTTTGTTGTTCCAATAGTTACTGCTGATGTATTAGAGCAAACATATCCGTAACCTGCATAAAAAGTACCTTCTAAAACAAATACAAAATCTCCTCCTGCAATTTCTCCTGTTGGATTGTTATCTGCATCTGTTGCACGTGTCCATGCACCTGATGATACAACATATATACCATTTTGAGTTGCTGTTGTTTGAGATCTAGCAAGAAAACGGTCACCAGCAACAAGAACAACATCATCAATGGTTTGAATTCCAGATAAGGTGACATTTGATGCAGATGTAGCCCGTACTGGCTGATTAAATTTAAGTCCTGCTGATACAGCATCTACGTATGCTTTAGTTGCTGCATGTAGATCTGAAGATGGAGCGCCTGGAAGAGTTACTGTACCAGTAAATGTTGGAGATTCAATTGGAGCCTTTAAGTTGTTATTAGTAATTGTTGCATAAGTTGATGCGGCAGTTGTTGATGCCAGTTTAAGGTCAAGAGCCGTTTGTGTTGCGGTTGAAATTGGTTTTGCAGCATCTGTTGTATTATCTACACTTCCAAGACCTACATCAGATTTTGTAATTCCAGTAGGAGTATTTATTACTGGAGATGTAAGTGTTTTATTAGTTAATGTCTGAACAGTTGTTTTGTCAACTACTACATCTCTATTAGCTGAAATTGCTATTGTGTTTAAAGTATCATTATAAGTTACGTTAACTCCATCGTGTGTCCCATTTTGCAGGAATGCGCCAATGTAATCTTGTGTTGCTTCATTAACATCTGTTGGAGCTATATTTATATAAGAAAGAGAGTTCCAGCCGAGGGTTCCGTTTCCAATTTTAAGTCTATTTATATCTGTATTAAGACCTAGTTCTCCTGCTGCTAAAATTGTATTTGCTGCAATCCACTGTGTGCCAGTTCCTCTTCTTACCTTTATTGCAATATCGGATGGCATTATGGAGTACCTCCGTCAATTGTTCCAGGATTTGGCAGAGAGTTGCCAGTAACAGAAAATATATTTCCGTCATATGTATGAACGTGATCTAGTACGCCTTGTCCTGCGTTTGCTACTGGAAGCCATGCAGAGCCTGTATAAAAATACAATTGGTCTTCAACAGTATTAAAATATATATCTCCAGCACGTCCACCAGAAGGGTTTGCTGATAATTCAACTGCATTTAAGGGTACTAATCTTCTAACGGATGCCACCTACATTAACCCCTAACCAGTAACTACTACTCGATATGCTCCAGTTGCTGGCGCTGCTGCAAAATTTATTGTTAGTGCATCTGTTGATGTATGCAAAACATCTACCTCAACTTGTGCAAAGGGAGTTACTGATTCGTATACGTGAACCACAACATCCTTTGTTCCTAAATTATGAGTAACAGTATAAGAGGTAGCTGTTCCATCTCCTATAGCCACAGCATACTTTCTTGCTATTGCGTGATAATATGTTCCATCATTTGTTGCCGTCCATTGATCTGAAGACTCATTCCATAGTAATGAAACGTTAGCGGATGTTCCACGCTCTACTTCAAGTCCTGCGTTTTGAGATGGAGCACCAGTTTCATTGTTATTTAAAACAATGATGTTGTCATTTAATGTTGTTGTTTCTGTATTTACAGAAGTTACTGTTCCATTAACTGTTAAGTTTCCGCCAACTGTAAGGTTATTAGAAATAGATACATCTGCTGGTAAAGATGCCAGTGTTGTTGTAATAGATACATCTGATGATCCATCAAAAGTTACTGAACCAGTAACATTTCCAGCTAAAGATATTGTTCTTGCTGTTTCAATCTTGCTTGCAGTAGAGGCATTTCCAGAAAGAGATGCGGTAATTGCTCCAGCAGAAAAGTTTCCACTGGCATTTCTTAATACTAAAAAGTTTGGTGTATTAGCTGAAGCCGCATCAATGCCGTGTGTATGGTCAGATCTTGCAGCTGTTGTTGCTGTTCCTTCTGAAGAAGTTCCAGATAGGTTTACCTTTGATATTGTTATTCCGCCTGAGCCGAAGTCTCCACCGACTCTTGACCAGTATGTTCCATTATAGAAGAACAGAGTTGCATCTGTTGTGTTATAATAAATCTGTCCAGTTACTGGACTTGCTGGTGCAGTAGATAGATTTTGAATCCTAGCATTTAAGAGCTCATTCTTGTTGAGATCAATGCTTACTACAAATTTTCTTGCCATTTACCTTGCTCCCCTAAGACAGATATGCTGTCCCTGAGAATGGTTGAGCCATTGTCAGTGTTAATGTGTTAGTACTATTATAATCTATTCCAGTTTCTAATATATCCCCAGAGCTTGTTTTTACAGTTACGTTTGGGTAAAAACCTAGATTATGTGTTATTGCCAGTGAATAAGTTCCTTCGACTGGACCTGTAACTTGAGCTAATTCCCATGAGTAGACAAGGAAGTATTCTTTATTTAGAAGAAAACTTGCAGCTCCATTCCATGTGTCTAAAGATAGCTTTGGCCCATAGAATCTAGTTGTTGCCTTGTCGTAATAGAATTCTCCTACCGCACCAAGGTTCGCCGATGGTGCTCCATTGCCATTTAATATAGAATTTCCACTTGGCCCTTGAGGGCCAGGGGTTGCAACAATAACCTTATTAACTGCTTCCTGTACTTTTACATTAAATGCTAATTCGGTTACCTTTACAATTTCAGACATTAAAGGGTCACGCTCCTACTCAAGGTTAAAAAACCTTCTAGGAGTTTTATTTTATTTAAGCTTGAGTCTGTTAACATAACATCATATTCTGACTTTGGATAAAATAATTTGCTAGTTTGAGTAGGAGTCATTTTAATAACTAATTTACCAAGTAATGGGGTGATTGTGATTCCCCCGCTTGGAGATGTTAAAGTAAATGCTAATTTTTGTCCACCTTTTGAATCACGTACCTGCATTTTTGCCGTAGCTCCAGTTAAATTAATTGGAACGCCATTAGCATCCGCATAGTCTATAGTAAACGTAAAGGTTGTATTTTGATCTACTTCGAAATTCTTTTGTCCTGCCATTTGCTAAATCTCCTAAATAGGAAAACTCCTATGCTTATTTTAGCACAGGAGCCATCCTAATTGATTTTAAGATTTACTTCTTTGTAAAGCCGAAAGCTGGCTCATTACTATTAAGCGCTTTAAGAATAACTGGCAGGCATGCTGCTATTCCGCCCTTAATTAAATCTGCTGGGTCAGTATTGCCAGTCATATAAAGAGCAATAGACGCACCCAAAAAGTGACGACCATAACTCGCTAGTGCTGCTAGAATTTTTTCTTGCATTTCTACTAGTCCATTCTTTTTTAGATCTTTTGTCATTTAGATCCTCCTTATTTCTGGGTATTGTACCCAGTAATTTTTGGGTTTTACCCCAATTACATTATATACCTATTAGGCGGAAATGTCTACAATTTCACAATTTCCGTCTGACGTACAGGCTAGAGTTTGTGTTCCGCTTGTTCCGTCCTCTGTCTCATAGAAAGACAAATCCTCCCAACGAATTTCGTTAGGCATTTTAGCAAGCAAAGACTCGTACTCTTCTTTTGTTACTTCTTGATACGGAGCTTGCTTGTAAGAGTGATCTGAGTGCGGCAAGAAAGAGATGCCAGAAACTTCATCAAAGTTCTTATATACCCAGGCTCCTACCTCCATCCATTCATCTTCTTTAACTGAAACTGTAATTGACGGCTTATGCTCACACCAAGCACGTTGGTAAACTAGCCAAATATTTAAATGCTCAATAGCTGTTAAGTCATTTCTAACAATTGCGCCTTCTGGTGCTTTTACTGGAAATGAAAATACGTAAGTTTCGTTTGGCTTCATTACGTCATCTTCTACTGGAATACCAACTTCTTTTAAGAATGTAGAAATTGGATCTCCTTTAGAGC